CAGGCGTTCATGACCTTGTTTAACTGTCTAACAATATCTACAACACCATCACTCCAAAAGGCTGTAGCCTCTGGGTCTGATGCCCATGATGTATATGGAAAGTGGTCATACCAGAAGTTGTCTGGAGTTTCACCAATAAGATCACATAATGGGGCTTTGTGAAGCTTTATCATGCCTACCTTGGTTACTGCTAGAACATAGCGGATAATTACCCGTTGTTCTTTTTCTTTATCGTATTCAAATCTGTAGACCTCGTGGAGTTCTACATAAGTTTCACCTAGTACTGGATCATCTGCATCTTGTACTCCCATTGTTTTAAGCCTATCGGACTTTGCGGAAGCGTTTTCAAAGTTCTCATCTGCCTGTAATTGACCAGATAGCTCATTGAAGTATTGCTTTATAAGCTTCTTTCCTGCTTTTAAATACTCTTCATTCTCTAGGATCTCATCTAGGGTTACATAGATGTCTGTTTCTATTAGTGTAGGCGCTGTATCAAGATCAGTAGGATCTACTAGCCTGTGAACTAGCATACATTGAGGATCTACAAGGGTTATCTTCATTCTGCCATTTTCTATGTTGAGCTTCTTGAAGGATCTTCCGTATAAAGCATTTTGCTTCTTATCTACTCTGTCCTTAATTGCAAGCTTATTAAGTCTTTTGGCTTCTTTCCAATGTTCATTGTAATAGACCTCTTTTTGTTTGTCGTTGCTTAGGTTATTGAAATAGAGTTCTGGCATCTCTGCCATCTCTTTTATCTGTGTATTAATGACGTAGCGTATGAGTGGGATGTTTACTGTCTGTCTTTGGGTTAAGCGGTTTGTGATAACGGTATCTCTAGCAAGTGAATAGTTTTCAGTCCAATGATCGTGCCTAGGTTCTCTAATCTCTAAAGCGCTTTTTTCTTCCCGTTGGATTATCAATACATCTTCGTCTGTTATTTGAATGGTGGTGTTTAGATCATCCATGAATAAAGTATATCCTTTTTTCTATTTCATGCAATTATAAGTCAAACCCCTCTACACCATAGCCTACAATACCACCAAACTTGTTAGTGATGCCATGTTCAGCTAAAAACTGTGGGTCTGGTTCGTGATATACACCTTTAGGTGGAGCAACTTTCAAAATATCAAACAGTACCCGCATCATAATCATATCCGCATAGTCTGGGGATCTACCCAAAGCCTCTTGTACCTCTTCTTTCGGGGTTATCTGTAGTGGTGCATCTGGTGAAGTCTCTACCCTCTTGATCTGTTGTAATTCCTCTATGATGGCTTGTTTCTGCATCTCTGTAAGGCTTTCCGCACTTATGGACATCTTATGATTGTTCACCATCTCACCTAGTAAGAAGTAGCATTGAGTCCGCAAATTCTTGTAGTTATTCTTGTTCAAATACGACTTAGGCATATTCTTGTATAGCTTAGTGGTCTCCTCTACCTCATCATCAGGCTTGAGAATAGCGGATCTGTTGCCTTTGAAGCCTAAAACGCCTTGCATCTCATCTACTAATCCACCGCCAAGACCTTCTTCGTCTAAGACTATACTGGCATAGGGTATCTGCTCCCTAATAGATATGCTCCTAATATCCTCCCTAGTCTTGTTTAAGCCCTGTTTGCTGAATTCCGCTACTTGATACAGATCCCAGCCTCTCCATGTCCCTAAGACCGTTCTATCGCTTCCAAAGCGTGCAATATCGCCTGTCAGTCTGCGGTTCATATCTGCACTAGCGATTGGGTTGGTGAATAGGTCAATGATGGCATCAAGCTTCATGATAGCCATGTCGCTAGAAGAATACTCCCAGTTGCCTTCCATAAGCCTTGCTCTGGTTCTGTCATCCGATATCAAGCTAAGTTGCTGTCCGTAGTATTCTTTAGTGTGTGGATTATCTGAATATAGTGCTTTAATGAAGGCATAGTCGTGTGCTAGGTTGCCTTCTTTATGTGGCTTATAAAATATCCTGTATAACCAGCCATCCGTAGGGTTACAGGTAAGAAGAAGCTTAGCGGGGAACAATCCATACTCTTTGTTGAGCTGTCTGCCTACCCTTGCCTTCAAGATATCAAAACACATAAGCTCTACCTCGTCTGCTTCTTCAATCCAACCGCCTGTAAATTCTAATGATCCTAGCCTAGAGTATTCTGGGTCTGCTGGTTTAAAGGCTAAGTCAATTAAGTCTATACGGCTACCTTTAGCGTGTCCTGCAATGAATTCAATATAGTTGTACTGTCCGTTAAGTTTCCAATCTGTGTCTGGGATACCATGCCATTTGCATACCTTCTGCCATGTGATGTAGGAGGTGGACATCAAGCGGGTGCGTTCTCGTCTACCTATAAACCACCTTGTACCTGGATAGTTGTAGCAGTTGGTTAATAGCCACTCGCAACCAAGCCAAGATTTACCGCCACCTGCCGATCCACCGTAAAGCAGAAAGCTAGTAGCTTTGTCCCAAAGTATCTTGTATGCGAGGTATTGCTTTTCAGAGGGCTTAATTGTCGGTCTTATCGTTATTCGTTCCGCCATCTTCTAAGCCTTTCGGGATCGCAAAGTTAAAACCAGTAACAAACGGAACAAGCTTTCCTTCGTCATCTCGTGGTAATTCAAGCCTATCTCGTAAGTCTGTGACATTCTTGGCGTAGAACATTGCGAAAGCGGAATTATATCTTCCCGCAAGGGCGTTAGTTACGAGCATTTGCTTCTGCAACTGCTTAGCTCTCTTATAAGCACGGAGAAATTCTGGGTGTGTCGGTCTGCCTGTAGAGGTTTTGGCTTTGCTCCAATTTTCCAAGGTCTTATCATCAACCTGTATACTTTCAGCAAAGCCTTCAAATGTGGGCATATCGTTGGCAACTACTTCGGTTCTTGTATACATTTTGCCGTCTTTTGTGGTGGTGGTTATCTCCCTCTCTACTGTAGCTGGAATAGAGAAATACTCTACGAGCATATCTGCAAAAACCTTCCGATACTTGGTGGGTCTACCAAGCCCTCTTTTATTCAATCTCTTATCTACTTCTAACTCACTTATATCATTCATGGTTTAATATTACACTATTAAGCCCGTAAAAGGACAGATTTACCGATCAATCCGTACAGGAATCCGCATAAACGAGTTACCCTTTAGCGGGCTTAATGTTATCAGCAAGGACAGATTTTAGGATAGAATCCCCTTCCTTGATCTTGCTGGTCTCAATAGCTTCAAAATACTGATCCATTTCAGCGTCTAATAACTCACGCTTCTCATCATCTGCTTTTTCATAAATAGAAATTAATACTCTCTCCTGATATTGTGGGTTTCCTGCAAAGCGTAACTTACCGAACCTACGGATCTTTTTAAGTTTCTTTTGGTTCATGCGTCTAACACCTTCTTTGCTTTACGATCAAAATTATCTCTCCCAAGCTTAATAATCTCTTTACAGCGCTCTCTGGTAAGGTCGGTAATGATAATGCACCTATCGGGAAATGCTCCAGTAGTGGAAATTACGTCATCGTTGTCCATAAAGACCGCTACCTCATTCATAACGTGTTTAGATCCTACAACTAGGGAATCATCTTCAAACAGGTCTGGTGAGGCTTGTAGCTCCTCTGGGGTGTATTCTAGCGAGGGGTCGTAAGGTTCTTCGGAAGGGTGAACTGATTTAAGTAAATAAAGGTTAGCTTCTTCAACTTGAATCATTGGAGTGATCCTATCATATTTTCAAATAATTCATCAACAGACATACCAAACTCCGCTTGCGCAAACTTCTCACCATAAAGAACAATCAACACACCAAATGAATAATCTATCTCAATCCCGTAACCCGCTATCGCTTGAAAGCTATCTTCCATTGCCTCCAGAATCCTGCCTCTATTTTGCTCACTACTTTCTGCTTCATAAAATGCGTTAGCGGTTTTCAATCGCTTTAATAAATTTTCTAAACTCATAACACCTCCTATAACTAACTAATTACTATAAGGTATCCTAAAAAGTCGTTTGCCAACTGTTTTTTTATTCTAATACTTTGGCAAACGACTTTTTCTAATAATAGAGCCAAAATCGAGTCGTTTGCCACGTTTGCCAAATACCCTAAAGGGTATATTTGGCAAACGAGTCTGCAAAAACGAGGGTTTTTTTGGCAAACGACTGGCAATCGACTCTTATCAGATCCCTTAACAGAAGCAAATACGAGTCGTTTGCCAATGGCAAACGACTTGGCAATCGTTGGCAATCGACTCATTTTAGAACAGTCCTCCCTCTTCTCGGTCATCAACTACTATAGGCTCGGCTAATTCAAAGAAAGCTTCCTTCTTACCAGTCTTTCTAAACTTCTTAACTATGCCATTTTCAACAAGTTCTCCGAGTACCCTATCAATAGTCCTGGTAGAAATTCCAGCACTAGATAATTGATTCACTAAATCTTGCCTAGTTATTTCATTATTAAATGTCTGGGCTATCGCCTCCTTAATCATCGTTTCAGCTCCCTCCCTTTTATCATTTCCTTCCCCCTCAAACACCTCACCAACATATTCAAAACCTGTAACAATAGATTTATCTTCTTTATCCTTATCAGTAACCATGCGGATCATGAATTTATCTAACTTAACAGAATCTCTTGCTTTTGTTTGTTTAAGAGTTAAATCTGTCCTAGAGCCTTGGGCTTGTTCTAACCTAAACATAGTAAAGGTCTGGGCGTTTATGTTAGATGATCCTCTAAGTCTTTGAGAGTCGTTTCTAAATAGCCCTTGAGATGGTTTGTTCTCGTGGTGGAGTACTAAAAATGCTACTTGTGGGAATAGGGTTCTTAAAGCACTAAAGAATACTTGCGTGTCTCCAGAAGATGACTCGTTCCCTACCATCAAGTCTACAAACGAGTCTATGACTATTAGCTTTATATCCTCCTTCTTCACCAGTAGCGAAAGCGCTTCCGCAAATTCTGAAGCTCCTCCCTTGCCATCAGCTAGGGAGAACTTTTCTGGGTACATGAGGTAGAAGATGTTATCTGTTATGCTACCTAGACCTTCTGATCTTCTCTTTAACATGGATAGCGGGTTCTCCTTGTCTAGTACCAGTACCTTTTGTGGGTTCGGCACGTTGAATTGGTCTAGCCAGTTAGTGCCTGTGGCTACCGCTTTCGCAATGCTTAGCGCTATAAAGGACTTACCCGTGCCTTCTGCACCATATAGGAAACAAAAGCCCTCGCTGTAGAGGATATTGTCTATTAACCAGTTTTCTTCTGGGAATTCCATAGCTATCAACTCCGTATCTCTTACTAGCTTATAATCTTCGGGCATGTGAGAGGCTTCCCATTCTAGGGCTGTCTGGGCGTTCTTTAACAGCTTTAAAAAGTCCTTCTTAGTATGTTCTTGGAAGAAGTCACAAACATCCTTTACTGGGAGGGTGACTACTTTGGCGTGGGGTATGTATTCTAATATCTTAGAAGTTCCCACCTGCCCCGCCTCATCTGAATCTAGGCATAGCCAGACTGTTTTACCTGTAAAGATAGCTCCCCACTCTTCTGGGAATGTAGAAGCACCACCTGTGGAGGAGACTGAAGGAATCCCCTCCTGAATTAACCGCATGGTATCCATTTCACCTTCACAAAGGACTATGCTAGGGGCATCCTTTACCATGTGTAGGTTAAACAAGGTGGCGTGGGATCCTTGAGAGTTCTTGTATTTCGGTTCGTCATTATTGGGAAAGGCTAGGTTTCTGGACTTAGTGAAGATGGTGGTTCCGTTCTCATCTTTTACGGGGATATGTATATAATCTGCATCAAAGCTCAACTCAAATCTTTTTACGGTTTCTTCTGTTATTCCGTGAGAGTCTAGGTATTCCTGTGGTGTCACAATAACCTCCTGTGAACTTCTGCGTGGTGTCTGCGACACAACCATTGAACTTCTAATCTGTGTTCCTTTAGATACCCCTCCTTGTGATGGGCTTCTGCTTGTAAGGAACCGCACTTTTCGCAAGGCAGTACCCGAAGAGTTCCTGTCTTTTTGGCGTAGGTTACTGCCCTATGAGCTTTCAGCACCTCTTTGTTGTTTGTTTGGTAAAGTCTGGTTCTGGCGTAAACTCTATCTTTATTCAAGCTGTAATAAGCCCTACTTTTTTCGGTCTCCCGCTCCCTGTTGTTGGTATAGTAATTTCTGTGCCTATCTTGTTCCTTCTGTAAGTGAGCCTCCCTATATAACTTGAAGGAGGTCTTGCGACAAAAGCGACACCACCTATTCAAACCATCCTTAGTTGTTCTATCTATAGAGAATTCCTTAACATTTTTAGATTCTTTACATTTTGAGCAGTTTTTAGTTTGGGCAGTCATTCTAGTGTACTTTCTTCTAATTTAGTAAATACCTTTCTAAGAAGGGTTAGGTAACTGTCTGTTCTTATATGGTTGATAGCTACCGCTTCCGCACCGCTAGGGTGCTTGTTGTCTTGTAAAACGGCAACGTAGTTATAGGAACTAGGAGACTTCTCAACTGTTATGTAGGCTATCTGTTCGCCATTGTTGGTGACATCTATGGTTATCATTTTGCTAGTTCCTGGAGTGCGTTCTGAAAGTCTACTCCTTTTAATTTCATATAAAAAGAAATAACATCTCCTCCTTCGGCACACTTGCCGTAGCAATGCCAAGAGTTAGAGTCTGGATATATTACAAAAGAAGGGGTATCTTCTAGGTGAAATGGACATAACCCCAGTAGAATCTTACCTTTTCTCTTTATATCTCCTGTGTATAGTTTATCTATTGGGTAAGCTTTAGCCTTTTGTAGGCTTTGATTATCGGTATTTTCTATCGCTTTCTTGAACAGGTCTTGGTGTTTTTTTCCTAGCATATGGGTAATATATCATGACAGCTTATGGTGGTCAAGAGAATCTCTTGACATCTCCTGACTACTCGTGCTATATTCTTTTCAAGATGATTACAGAAGCAAATAATAACGCACAAGAGGTCGTAGAGTTCTTAACAGTTCAGGAGGTAATGACCTACCTCGGAGTGTCGGAGTCTACAGTTTATAGATATATAAATAGATACCAAAGACCTTTGCCTGTGATGAGAATATCATCCAGAAAGATTTTGGTTAAGAAAGTAGATTTAGAAAATTGGCTTGAAGAAGCCAGGAAGGTTGCCTACTAATGAGATACATACTTGCGGGGTTAGTTTGTGGTTTGGTGTTTGTAGCTCTTATGGGAGCAGTAGATACCACTTTAGATAACAGAGATCGTATGTTATGCAATTCAGCTAAAGTGTCGGGTAACGAAGTTTACCTAGACAAATGTATTTGTTTTTATGGCGGAGAGAATATTCGCTGTATATATAAGGAGGCTAAGTAATGGACTCTATAAGTACTGTAGCTAGTTCCCCTGTACCTAGTAATAGAAGAAAAGGATTCTGCTCCTTCTACAAGGCTCTGCAGGAGTTAGCAAACGGCAAAAGGATTACACGCATGGATTGGCAAGATGCTAATGTTTATGGGTTTTTATTGAATAATATAGTTTGCATTATGACCTATAACGAAGAAACAGATATGTATGAGGAGCATACCTGGGCTATCGCCTACGGTGATTTATTTGCAGAAGATTGGATGGTATTAGACTAATGTATATAGACTTTTTTATGAACATATTAACAGTAACGGGGTTTATCCTAGGGATAGGGCTTACGCTAAAGGTCTGGGCTTACTTTATAAGTAAGGGATGGTCTATGGGTAAGGATAGAACTTGGCAAGATCGTTGTTTACCTAATATCTATTTAGAATTGGTAAAAGAAACCAAGAAAGGTAAGAAAAGTGAAAAAACCAGTAAAAGAAAAAGCTAAGCCAGTAAAAGCTAAGCAGACTCGTAATAAAGTTAAAAAAGAAGAAATGAATGTGATGCTTGAGATTATGAAGATAAGAAAAGACTTCATAACTCTAGCGGAATTGGTTTTAGAGCTGTCGGAAAAAGTAAACAAAGGACACGAAATAATGGCAGACATGTTAAAGAAATTAGCGTTGGAGGAGATAAAGGCTCATGGTAAGGGTAGATAACCCCTACCTGCCTTGCGATAGGCAGAACATAGACGAGCTTGACAACTTAACTGTAGAAGAAGCTATGGAGCTTGAGGGGATATTCCCCAAAGCTCCAGAAGCTAAGAAGAGGAAAGTACCTAAAGAGTTTATTCGTAAGATTGAGTACTGACCCTCTGGAGCTACTGTTTTTCGTGGGCAGGGAAGGACAGACTAGAAGCTCCAGAAGGTGAGTATTTAATTTATTAAACTGAAAGGTGGTGAATAGAACTATGCTAGGTGGAAAAAAACCAGATATAAAAGTCGGAGGAGACTATTCTACGGTTCCAGCAGATAAATATACCGTTCAAGTCGTAGACGTAAACTTTAAGACACGCTTTAACTCGTTTAAAGGTGTTGAAGTAGAGGGGTTAAACTTCCAGTTTGCCATATTAGATAACAAACCTTCCGAAGATGCGGATGGCACAACCAGAGGACATTACCTTTGGCACTTTATGAGCCAGTCTCTATCTTCTAGGTCGTGGTTATTCAAGTTGGCTACAGCAGTATATGGGCGTGATTTAACTCCTGACGAGTTGAATCCTAACAGCCCTAAGTTCTTTGATCCTGAAGCGTTAGTAGGGAAACAGGTAGATGTTATGGTGACCGAAGATCCTGGAAAGGATAAAACGACACTATATAACAATATCGTTAACTACTCCAAGACGGTTAAACCGTTAGAACCTTGGATGATTGACCAACGTGCTGGACAGGCGGTAGTGGAGTCTACAACAAGACCCGCAACCGTTAGCACAACTTCTTCAGTCCTTGATAATCCAGCTTTGGATTCTTTCATAGAAGATATGAAAACTACAGAGAAGGATTTTGAAGAAGATGCGGAGGTCAAGGCATTAGAGGAACAGCTAAAGAAAGCTAAACAGGCTAAGAAGTTAGCCCAGTAGTTTCCTACTGTCACCAGGTAAATCTCTTACCTGGTGGAGGTAGTAAATTATTTTATAAAGGAAAAACAATATGATGGAAGTATTAATAGTGTTCTTATCAATGCTTGTTGCCTACGTTGTAGGACATATGGGCGGGTATCGTATGGGGCAAAAAGACTCTTTTGACCATATGGAATACTTTGTTAACGGATCTAGCGATTCTAATACTGCACCAGAGGAGATAGGTACTATTGCTCCCTACGAGGAGATGAGATGATTATCAGAAACCACCTATACAACGGAGAGGTTACTTTAAGTTTTGACGGCTTCCGCCATAAATATGTTTGGGAGGAAGAGAACCAGGAAATTAAGTCCGTAACCAAGATCCTAAGCGTGATCAACAAACCCGCTTTGGTGAACTGGGCTTCCAATATGGCTATAGATTATGTCTCTGGACAGATAGCTCCTGGAACTGCTTATGATGAGATAGAGCTAGCCACCATCTTTGATAAGGGGCGTAAGGCGCATTATGACCGCAAGGTAGAGGCAGGTAACATTGGCACACTTTTGCATAAGTGGGTAGAGAATTACATACGAGGGGAAGATCCTGGGATGCCTGTTAACCCTGACTTGAAGGCTTCCGTTCTACGGTTCCTGATTTGGGTTAAAAAGCATAAGGTTAAGTTCCTGTTATCAGAGCAAGTGATCTTTTCTAAACAGTATTTGTATTCTGGAACTACCGATTTTATTTGCACGATTGACGGGAAGATGTATATTGGGGATTTAAAAACCAGTAATGGTATTTATCCTGAAATGTTTATACAGACCTCGGCTTATAGAAACGCAAGGGTTGAGGAGTTTCCAGAGGAGAAGTATGAAGGGCAACTCATTGTTAGAGTCGGCAAAGACGGAACATTTGAGTTTGCCGTTTGTCGGGATGACGCTATGTATAAGATGATGCTTGAAGCGTTTGTAGCATGTGTCAAATTATCCCAAAGCCTAGAGGTTTTGGGTAGCTGGAAAGCGGAGAAAGAATAAATGAAAACAATAACAATAGACGATAAAAAAATAGAAATATCAGATGAATCATACGAAGCCTTTAAAAAGCAGTTCGTAAAAAAGGACAAAGCTATATTGTGGAAGCCTGAAATCGGACAACCTTATCATTATATAAATAGTGAGGGCGATATAAAATTTTCCTACTGGAACAACCTTTGCTACGAAAGCTACTACTACGATATAGGCAACATCTTCAAAACCAAACAAGAAGCACAAGAAGCCCTAGACACAGGTTGGGTTGCAAAAAGAAAAGCAGAAGTAAAGCTACTAAGGTTTATAGCTGAAAATGATTTGGAGTTTGAGCCTGATTGGGATAATGAAGGTTCAAATAAATGCTATGTATTCTACTCCCATGACAACAGGGGCTTTGAGGTAACAGGGTGTTGTCGTCATCAGCACTCAATACTACCGTACTTCAAATCAAGGGAAGACGCACAAAAATTAATAGACGCAATGACACCAGAGTTAAAAATTTTGTTTGGAGTGAAAGGATAAAATGAAGATAAAAGAAATAACAGATTTCCACATATTATTTGATGACGGTACGAAGATAACCGATTACCATGAACAGGATTGTTGCGAATATGTATATGCTGATTTTGAGCAGTTAAAGACAACGGCAATAATGAACGAAGTGTTTAAACGGGAGGACTTGTTAAATATGGTGGGCGTAAAGGACAACGGCATAAAGCTTAAAAGCTATATGATTCCTTGCTACAACGAACAGAACGGTTATTACTCCGATCAGCTAGAACTCATAGTGACGTTCCCAGACGGAGTAAAAATCAAAATGGACTGTGCTGGATTTATAGAAAATAGGATTGATTAGGGAAACACAATGAACAATAAAGAACTTACAGAGTTGAAGAAGGAGTTTTACCATAGATTTGAGGGTGCTAATGCGGACATTCGTTTCAACACTGTTATAACTACACAAAGTTTAGATGGAGTAGATGAATGAGTAAGAGTAGGTTCAAGAGCAGTTTAAGAAACCTAAAAGTTAGGGAGTTTTATGACAGCAACAAACCGACAAGAAAGAAGTGCGGTAAGTGCGGTACTACAAAGACTATTGATAGGTTTGCAAGAAATAGAACATTTCCAGACGGGTTCTTTTGTTGGTGTAGAGACTGCTATAACGAGTATCAGAGACTACAGTATAAAGAACGAGCGGATGTTAGGTACAAAAAAATGGTTAATGCAAATAAGTGGCGTGAGGAAAATATTGAAAAGGATAAAGATAATAAACAGAAGTATTTTAAGAAAACCTACGAGGATAAGAAAGATAAAATGTTTGAAACTGTTAGAAAGTGGAGAGAGGGTCACAGAGATAGGAATAGGGAAATAGCAAGAAATAGCTATCATAAAAGGAAAGATGTCTACAACCCTATAAGAAATGCGAGAAGAAGAAAAGTATATTCCCAACAAAGTTTAGATAAAGGAGATAAAGGAAACCAATGAATAAAGACATAATGAAAAATGACAAGGCGGGAGATGATTTGCAATCTAACTTGTTGGCAGGGGATATTCAAAATATTATGTTGAGATACTCAGATACTTATGTGATAGAGGTATCCGATGCTATTGCTCGGTATATCAAGCTTCACTATACCGCAAAGGAAATCAAACCCACTACCGATATAGACGAGGTGAGGAAAGCATTTAGAGATACCTTTGGGGTGGCTTACCAAATACAGAAGATAAACGACATTGAGGAAAATGTCTTGGTAATGGATGTTAACTACGTTGATATTGATAGAGTATTTGATTTCTTCCTACCTTATTTGAAAGGCTCGAAATGAAAATAGCAATTAAAAAGTGGCTAGGTAGTACAGGGTTATTCGATTACTGTAGATACTGCGGAGGTGATCTGTGGTTTGATGAGGAAAAGTATGACTTAGGGCATAACGTAAGGTCTGTATGCTTGAGGTGTACCAACCTAGATAGATTTACCGTATGACCTCCCCTACTCAAAGATCGCTTTCGCACCTGAAGGCATGTGGGTATACAGCCCAAGTAGTAGAGAGGTTCAACATCTACGCCAAGGTGCGGGTAGATCTTTTCAACTTCATAGACATTGTAGCTATTAAAGAGAATCAAATAGTAGGAGTACAAACTACCAGTACAGGCAATATGGGAGCAAGGATAAAGAAGATCCTGCTGATCCCAGAAGCTAAGCTCTGGATACAAGCTGGGGGGCTTGTAGTGGTTCACGGCTGGGCTTTACGGGGCAAGGCGGGTAAACGTAAGCTTTGGGAGCTAAAAGAGAAAAACATAACCTTGCAAGACTTCACTTAAAATGTACCATTAGGGTATGAATTACCCGCCTCTAACAAAGAAAGAAAGTTAGAGCAAAGACACCTATACGGTGTCTTTTTTTATGCACCTTAACAATCTAAGAGGTAGACAATGGCTTTTAGTGAGGCTCAACGGAGGGAGATATTCGCTAACGCTAATGCTCGTTGCGAGCATTGCGGAGCTAAGTGGTCAGACGGAGTAATGCTTGAGTGCCATCATATAGTACCACTGTGTGAGGGAGGGGCAAACTTGGTATGTAATGGAGTTTTAGTGTGTCGGAGGTGTCATGCCAAAGCCCATGATGCGAGAGCAAAAGAGGCTAAGAGGCGTGGCGATAGGAAAGCAGAGAGTGATAATGCTCGTGCTTCAGCATCAATTCGGTCTAAGCCTAAGATGAGGACAGGATACTAAGATGAAAATGCAAGTTGAAGTATTCATCATTGTTAGTAAGACTCTTGGCGAGGTGCGAAAGTCTATTAACAAGTACATTGGAATGGGATGGCAACTACAGGGAGCAGTAACACCAGTCGTAAAAGACGGGATCACGAGCTTCATAGCAACGATGGTTAAGGAGGTTTGACATGAAAAAAGTATGGTTCTTAGAAGCTCCTACAATGGCTGAATGTATCAGACTTGCGGGAGAGGCAACTAAAAGAGGCTGGAAGATAGCAACACTTCCCACCAAACGAGGAGACAAATGGGTTGTTGTTCTATCTCTAGGTTGAGGTGCAAAACCCGCTTACGCATATCCCATACGGGGTGTTTAAGCGGGTTTTGACTCGGTGTGGACATTAACTAGGGTGCTTAATGTCCATAGCAACTAAAAGCGAGTAAGTCCACCTGTTAAAGGTGAATCTGCGGGTACATTCTTTTCGTATTCTTTACCTGTTTCGTGTAGCCACTTATCAATGAACCTAAGCCCTGCTGTAGCTCCTACCACTAGGGTAGTAGCAACCATGACTCGGACATCTTCAAGAGGTACTGTTAAAAACCCTATAAGAACTGGGATGACTGCAAGTAAGATGACTCTGAAGAATTCCTTAACGGCTTCTTGTGAAGGTTTGGATAGTTTATTCCATAAGTTGTGCAAGAAAATCACCTCCCTATTTAGCTTTGCCTAATTGTTTTAGTTCTTTGTAATACTCTTCTTCCAAGGCGATTAACTGTTTAACCTCCTCGTTAGTGAGATCGTCTTTGAACCTTAGCTCTTCTAGTTTTAATAGTTTTGCTTCTATCATATTTTCTTTAGTGGTTCAAACCAACCAAGTACTCCGTAGTAAGAATGGTTTACAAGTTTAGGGTAACTTCCTACTGGGAAGTTTGCATCAAAGGATCTGATTCTCATACCATCTGCCCAGTCCACTATAGCTACATGTCCTGCCCAGCCTATCTTGGTTCCCCAGACCGCTATGCTACCTCTTTTAGGAATTCTGGTAAGGTCATTCCATACGTTAGGTATCTTCTTAAAGAGTTGCGGATAGTCTAACTTCCATAGGAGGTTAGCTGTAGGGGCTGATAATACTGATTTGTCGTAAATGTCTAGGCAAATATAGACGTAGAGGTGCATAAGATCCATACATTGAACACCATAGTAGCCGTCAAAGTCAGACGGGATATTCTTGTATAGCTTAATAAAGTTATCAAGAGTCATTGCCATACAATAATTGTAGCACTTTTAAATGGAGTCAACATCTTTGCTGTATTTGTGTCTAAATACAGATACACCTAATAGTAAACCGAATACCCATGCCATAGTGGTAGCAACAAGGGAAACAAGGCTAGCATATACACGATGAGGCTCTGTTGTGGAGTATAAGAAGGAGGGGTCACTTATTGTTTCGGCTACTCTGAAGGCATTAGTCATGAAAAGCAGACAAGCGTATGAAAGAACGGATATTAAGCCCTTCTTCACTTGATCTAAATGCCCATCATAGATTAAAACACCTGTGAACATAGCAGTAGCAGAAGTAAAACCCATAGATCCCCAGAAGAGGGGGTTACTAACTACATAATCTATTGCCATTTTTATAAAATCATAATTCATCTATTGTTTCTATTTCTTCCTGTACTTTGTACTTCTGTTATCAGCTTGTCTATAGAGGACTCTAATTGGGATATGGAAGCATTTAATTTCTCAATCTTGTTCTCGAATCGTAGTAACAAATAACCAGCCACTACTATAGGGAATCCAAAGTTTGAAATTGCGGTAAAGAATTCTTCCATACTACAATTATGCCATTAAAAAGCCGTTACTTACTACCCTTAATTTTCTTCTTGTATTTGAATTCTCGTAGAGTCTTTTCCAGAGCCTTTTCTTTGACCGCATTTAGCCTACTAGCCTTCTTCTCATCGTCTGATCTTTGATAACCGCTTTTGTTTATTTCTTCGGTCATCTTTTTGTTAAGCCTTTCTCCCAGATATTGCTCCGCTTCCGCAAACTTCTCATCACCTATCTGTGCTTTTAGCTCCTTCATTCTGCCTGATGTTTTGGCATAGTCTGTTATTGATGGTAGGTTGCCTGTCTCTGATAGTCTAGTAATTTCGTCTATTAAAGGTGAGGTCTGGGAGGTCTTGACCCTTGAACCAAAGAATAGCGTTGATAGAGGACTTTCTGCTTTTACAGGAGTTCCAAGGACTGTTCTTTTAACAGGTAAGGACTGTCTTACACCTGGGATAACATTCTTAACAGAGGTCAGAGGCTTCTTAGGATCTGTTCTTCGTTCTAGCGGATCTAGCATTTTAGCAATATCGTATACAAGAGCTGGGATAGTTCTTGATCTAACGTAGTCTACTGCTCCCTTAGTAATATCTCCTTTTATCTCTTCTGCTCCGTTGAACTTGGTTCTGTTAAGTACTTCAAACACATCTTTACCTATTTCAAGTCCTGGGAGTTTGGCTACCTGTCTGGCTGTTCCTATATGGTAGTTAAGCATCCTAGAGGTGGTGTCGGTTCCGTATTTCTTGGCATACAGCATAGCAACTAATGGCGCTCCTAAAGCTCCGAAGTAGTCTAGGCTTACCCACTTGTCTCCTATCTTGACAGAGTTGGTGGTTGCATTTTTAAGTCTTAGTAATTCTTGTTCGCTCTTGCTTACGGGGTATTCTCCGATAAATTCCTCTGGTTCAAATAAGCTAGATAGCACAAAGGCTAGAAGAGTGCCAAGACCTGCCCTAATCATCTGCTTGGCATAGCCATCAAAGTTCTGAAGAGCAGATTCACTTACGCTCTCCCCTTTGGATATAGCGATTAAGGTCTTTGCACCTTTAAACACCGCACTAGGAGCTAGTGTAACTCCAGAGTAGTCCAATCCCGCTTGTATGACGTTGGCTGGAGTCTTTACAAATGGCATAAGCTGATCGCCTAGCCTAATATCCCCAGTTCCTAGGTTTAAAAGACCTCTAATTCCAAGAGCTAAGTCTGATAGGTTAGATTTATTGGTATAAGTTGCGTATTCTGCATCCGCTATCGCTTGTTCTCTAACCTTCCTGCCTTCTGGAGTTTTGGGATCAATGCTAGTTGCGTCTTTAAAAATTGCTAAGGCTTTATCTTTTTTAGCTTTACCTTTTAACCCCATGCTGTCTGCAAGCTTTGAGCTTGTAAGGTTGGCGGAGTCTGCAAAGTGAACAGATGAGAAGGCTACGTCTGGAGCGCCCATGAGGTTTTTAAAAACTACATCTTCGTAAAATCTTCCTGCTTTTCTTATCTTCCCACTACCTTCAGAGGTGATTATGTTTTCTCCTCTTACAGTTTGTTCTCCTGATATTGTTCGCATCCTAGAGATGTCATAACCTGACTTCTTATATACCTCGTTTACAAATTTTATGTATTCTCCAGCGTAGGAGTTGTTAGAGCCTGAAAAAGACCTAGAGTTTATTCTTCTCTCTGCTCCTGTTAAAAATGCCTGGATTGTGTTGGACTCTATGTTTAAAAGTGGTGACTTGAAAGACGCTAGCATAGAGGCTCTACCGATAATAGAGGTTAAAACCTTTAGCCTGCTAGATGGGTTTAAGGACTCCAGATAATTCTCCATATCCTTACGGGCTTCAAAATACTCTATAGTAGGCGTTCCAAACTTGGAGGTATCTTTTGCTAGCTCCTGTAACTTTGTAGCCTTATCAGCTATTGTGGAGGCTTCCTGTGCTGTGATTGTGGCTCCCAGTCTCATAGCTACCAGATCTTGTAAGAAGGCATCTTGGTTGGCTGGGTTTAAAGCACCAAGATCGGAGAGGCTTTCTATTTTATCAAAAATATCTTTTTTTCTACCAGTCTTTTCAGAACCAGTAAAAACCGCTTTCGCCCAATTCTGTAAAGCTGATTGCTGTTCGGATATAATAGCCTGTTCAAAACCAGCATTTATACCCTTAGCTGTTTCTGTATCTACAAACTTCTCAAAGAAAGATCTCCTCTTTTCAGAGGTCATATCATAAAGCTCCTGGATATTTATTTCTCCTGCAACTGCACGGGCTTTTAGACTATCTGCGACTTCTTTGGATAAACAGAAAAATGCCATATTAACACCTCAAGGCATCTATGATGTCTTGCGCTTTCTGTATCTTAATTTTATCTTTACTTAGCTTCTTTTTAAGCTTGACGGTCTCTTCGTCTATCTTCTTAGTAACTTCCTTTTTGGTGTCAGATAGGGATCTTCCAGCTACCTCTACGTCTTTTAACAAAGATTTGGATATGTTCCGCATCCTGGCATCTATAGCTCTCTTTACAAAGTTTTCTGGCGAGTTGTCATTCATTTGTCCTCTCAAGGATACTATTTCTTGACCTAACCTGGTAGATCTAAGAGTTACGCTAGTGGCTATATCTCTGTATAAGTTGAAATTCTTCTCATCTCTAGCTTTGAGCATTGTCCCCAGACCTATTGCGTTAGCTGTCACGCCCTGTGGCGGATTAATCAAACCTAGACTAACCGCTATCGCCTCTTTCGGGTTGCTCACTATAAAGTCTGTAGCTCTTTGTGCGTTCTCCTCTAGGTTCATCTCGTTATACTTGCCTGTTTGCTCGTCAAACTCATAGGAAGCGGGATCTGTGGATAGTAGCTGTTCTTTTACTCTTTCTAGGAAAGCGGAGTCTTTTTGTTTGCCTTGACCTACGGGAAGTCCTTGTTCTGATCTAGCGGGAGCTTTTGTTGTGTTATTGTTATTATAAATTTCGGCTAGTTTGGACTTAATCTTGGCTATCTCCAACTGCTTAGCATCTGGACTCATACTAGCATTGATTGGACTGCCCTCCCCACCAACTAAAGGCTTTATATTATATTTGGTGTCTATTTCAGCCTTTTTTTGTAAAAGCTTTATGAAGTTCTGGTAGTCTCTTGTAGAGAACTTGTCGGAATAAAAGTTCAGATCACTATGGCTGTACCCAGACTGCGTAGCTACCCAGTCTACAAATTTAGCAGTAAACCTTGCAAACACCTCTGTAGGTTTTTGTAAATATTCGTTTCTATCAGCCGTATGGCCAACATCCCCTAATTCTTGTAGGCTTCGTACAAACTCTATGTATTCTTTCGCCCAGGCAATATGTTCATCCGCTAGACTGTACTTCTCTTGTAGGTATTCAAAATTTATAGAACTATCACTTAAAGAGCCAATAGATACGCCCAATTCCCTACTAAAACGATAATCTAAGTAGTGTCCTATTTCGTGTGCTACTGTATTTTGGGAACCCGTAGCTATGGTAATTAAAAGTTCCTTGTGGCTGTACTGCCCCAATGCCCTGTCCAAAGTTCCTACATCAAAATTCAAGTCGCTGTAATTCAGCCTGGTATCAATAGATAAAAAGGTGTTCATAATGTACCTTCTTAGAGATTCACCACTTTGGGAACTCCAAGAGTTTTTATCCACCTTTACCCTAACACTATTAACCACCCTATCTACGGAGTCTATCGGAAGGTTATTCTTGAAAATAAAGTTAGAATTAGTAATCCCAGTCCACTTAAATTGATCTGGAACTCCAGAATTTATCCTATTTTGAGTCTCCATAGAAGCTACACTAGCTCCTGTATAAGTTCTTATTTTCTTGTTTAGTTCTGCGGGGGTTACTCCTAATTGAGTGGCTACATCTTTATTAGTAGCCCAGGCTAGGAATAATTCTTTCCTAGCTTTTACCACCTCTGCCTGGTTTGCCTTAGATGCCCTGGAAGTGGCTACCTCATAAATCTTTTTGATGTCTGCATTTTGTTGTGGTAAAGAGGTCTCGTAAAATTTAGATTCCCTATTAACGGGTATATCCTCAAACTTTTGATCCTTTACATTAAAGGCTTTCTTAGTTAAGGATGGGGTTAGTAACTTCTGCTTATAAAGGTCTATGATATTAGACTTATCCATTTCCCAGGCTAATTCATCATCCCCTAACAGTCTAATAAAAGACTCGTTACCAATTCTATCGGAGTCTATTTCCATAGCTATTGTCTCGGAGTCTATATTTTCTAAATAGTCATCTACATTGCGGATTCCATCCTCTTTGTAAAATTCAGCAACATTCGGGAAGAACCTTCGGAAAATCTCCCTAAGGTTTTCCATAGAAACATTCTCGGCAATTCTTATATCCTCTGGATCCAATTCCGCTTGCGCTTGTTGCTTATCAACTAGCTCCTCAAACTGAATATTGTTTAGCTCTTCTTCAAAGCTTGCAATAAATTCTTCGGGGGTTTTGTACTTTTTGGCTCTGGAAGCCAACTCTTCTTTTGATAGGGATGCTATAAATTCTTCAGCGTTTTTAAAGGTCTTTACTTCTTCAAGCTCTTTTTGTTTGGTTCCTGTAGCTTCTTTTCTTCCTTCAGAGCTTCTATCAGTAGGCTTTGGAGCTTACTTAGTTTCTTTGTTTTGAACGGGTTTTTCATATAAATCTAGTATAGCACTCCTGGCTTCGGAAGTGTCTACCCCACTTCTTTTATCCACTTCGGCTAGTATTGCATTGTAAAGTTGTCGTTGTTTGGTTCGATTCTTGTCTGGGAATTTCAGCTTGGTAACATCTCCAGACATGCCACTCATTACTGCATCAAACAACTTCCTAGAGCGTAGATCTTCTGGTATCCAGTCTGGGAAAGTGGACTTTACCCCTACTACTTTTCGTTGGGAGGAATCTGGCTGGTCTAAGAATATCCTTTTTCCTGCTTCCGCAATTTCCATTTCGGTAAATACCTCTGAAAAGGCTTGATCTACTTTGTCTTGGCTAGCGACATAGGTATCCTGTATTTGCTTTTCAGCTTCGGGGATGGTGGTGGTTTTAGCACCACCTGTATCTTCTGGTACTTTTAAACCCATTCCTTCAAAGTCTTTTTTATCGGCTTCGGAGATGGTGCCTGTTTGTGCTTGATTCCATATGTCTGTTAGTTGGGATACAGTTTTAGCGTCTGATAACTCACCCAAATACTTACCCTTCGTAACGGCACTTTCAAGACCTATTTTTATTTTAGTATCGGGGACTATGTTTCCTGTTTCTAAAAGTTTATTAACTGCTACAACTATTTTTTCTAACCTTTGCTTATCAGTAAAGGGCAAAGTTTTGTCTGGGTCAAAATAAATATTAAGTTCTCCATTTTTAACAGTACCTCTAACAAAATCGTCAAAATTTTCTGCCTTTCCAAGAGCTTGCTTTTCGTATCGCATAAAATCACCCTGATGGGCAAAATCCTCTATTCCCCTCTTTACTTCTGGTCTTATGAATGTTCCTGTTTCTGGGTTTATCATAAACCTTCCGTTATCTAGCTTACCCATTTTCTCAGACACATTATTAAATATCTCTTTTAATACTGTCGTGTCTTTTTGCATTCCTGTACCAATACCAGAATAGGCATCTGGGTGTAACGAACTCTTAAAATCGTCAAAGTTGTCAAACCTCAACGCCTTCTCGTGTAGTTCTCTATATTTCAAGTTTGACCCTTCATAAAGACGAGGGAACAGTTCCCTTGCTTTATTAGGTGCGGCTTCCCACCATATATCAGCTAATTGTTCGTCTGTACCTTCTACCCCTCTTTTTCTTGCAGCTTCTATATAATCAGACGCCTTCTTAAACTTAAATGGGTCTAACTCCTCTGCACTCTTATACTTCATTGCTTCACTTATTAAATCACTACCCACTACTTTATTTGCTTGGTTATATATGTCTTTTAGTTGGGATTTGGTTTTAATAACTTTAGGATTGTAAATAACAAGTTCTCCATCCTGTAATAACCCATCAAATCCCTTTGCTTTTAATTGTTCTACTGCATCGGGATTTCTTAATATATCTCTAGGTAATAAATTATTCAAAGACAGACCTTCTTTTGCCCTCTGTTCTGCCATACCTTTAGCAACACCAATATCATTATTTACTGCATACTCAACAAAGTTGTCCCTATATTTCCCATTAGGGGTATCTTCTATCTTAAATATCTTTGCATCTGGTGTTAAACCCGCCTCCACTTTATTCTTTCCATACTGTTCTATTTTAAAACTGCCTTTTTCTTGCAGATATATTCCTTTACCTAACCACGCCTCCCCTTGACCACTTCCAACTTTAGACATATCAAACTCA